TGGAATTGGAAAATTAACGAAGAAATTAAACCTAAGGATATCGGGTTTGTAATTATTTAACTCTATTTAAAAAATAAAATCAGTACGAATAAATTTATAATGTATAGTAATATGAATAAAATTTTTATATATGTTGGTGTTATATTAATTGTAATTATATCTATTTTATATTTACTTTTTGGATTTAAAAAACAAACTGAAAAAGACCAGGAAACGGAAACTGAAACTGAAACTGAAACTGAAACTGAAACTGAAACTGAAACGGAAACGGAAACGGAAACGGAAACGGAAACGGAAACGGAATTAGAAGATTCAGATTCTGATTCTGATTCAGAAGAACCGATACCAAAACCAGTAGCGGTCGCGGTGAAGAATGGGAATGGAATTCCCAAGCCTAAAATTGCAAAGATACCCCAACCCCCACCACCACCTCCATCTGAAACCCTACCACCCCCACCACCTAAAGGACCTAAAGGGCAACAACCGAAGAAACCAATACCTTCTCAACTACATGTAAAAGATGGTAAATTCGTGGAAATAGTTTAGATGATTTAACAGATGAACAATACGAAGAATTTGATAGTTTTTATAGGTCATATAATAAAGATAATTACTCCAATAGATTTAAACGTCAAGAACTTCGTGCGAAAATCAATATGGTAAAGAAAAAAGAAATATATGCCTATTTACCTGGTCACCCTAAGAGTCATAGTATGGATGTAGAATCGGGTGATCCCGGGTTTTGGGAGTGGCAAAAAGACGAAACACAAAAAGTGACAGAGGAAGATGCAAAAAATTGGTTGGATACAAACTATGTAAAACGTAATAGAGATGGAAGCCATTCGACAACGTTTCCTTACCATACATTGGCACCACCAGAAATATTAAAATTAGCGCGAGATAGACTGGAAAGAATCGGTATAAACACAACGACAAGGAATAAATATAAGCAGTACGGATTCGATGATAGAACAGGGGAATGTCACAAAGGTAACCCGTGTGATTACGACGGATATACGGGAATGAAACCCGAAATAGCTGACTTTTATAAACCCTGTTATGATACGGATAAATACAGTTCAGATAAGGAAAAGGAAAAGTGTCTTTATCCTCGACCGAGAGACCATCCTCTCGCCCCTTATCATCATTACTCCATTTAAAAAAGAAAAACGTCTAAAAATAAATGGAGGAGATACGTAAGTACCATAACGAGTCTAAGCGTCTCCTCATCCAATCGGCTACCCGCGAAGGCGACAGTATTTTGGATGTAGGATGTGGATTCGGTGGTGATCTCCAAAAGTGGCGACACGCCGGTGCAAATATAAGCATGTGTGAACCAAACCCAGACTCACTTAAGGAGGCTAAGTCTCGTGCTAAAAATATGAAAATACGCGTCAATTTTTATGAAGGTGATATATTTGCATGTCCACAAAGAAAATACGACGTCGTGTGTTATAACTTTGCGTTACACTATATATTCGAATCACCCAAGTTATTCGAGACATCTTTATTAGCAATTAAAAATAGACTGAAACCTGGTGGTCAATTCATAGGAATTATACCGAATTCCGATAAGATTATCATGAATACACCCGTAAAAGATGAGTTAGGAAACTATTTTCTAATGAAACATACGAGTTCAGGAAACTTTGGGGAAAAGTTATACGTCCACTTAGCTGATACACCGTATTATGCCGACGGACCAAAAGTCGAACCCATCGCACACAAGGATATGTTTTTTACGCGCATGGAAGATTTGGGGTTTACTTTAACATTATGGGAAGATCTTAAAGGGAACCCGGTTTCGGATTTGTATAGTAAATTTAGGTTTGTGTATAAGAGGTGAACCGTCGATTTTTATATATGTTTATGATAAGATGATACTCACTATACTTCTACTTATCATAAACGTGATTATACTCATGAATATACAGGAACCCGAGAGATTATCTGAAGTTCGTGAAAAATACAGGACACTCAGGGAACACCTTAAGCAAACAAATAACGAAGAATTCAAAATGTTATGTAAAGAAATTCCAATTACCGCACATAGGCGTATGAACGGGTCTATAGGGTATAATGTGAGTAAAGGTAGTGATATAGGTTTGTGTATCGATGGTGAACCTAATGAAATATTCCATGTTTTAATACACGAACTCGCACACTGTACTGTAGATGAGTATTCACATAGTAAAGAGTTCTGGAAAAAATTTGATGAACTCAGAACGATATGCGTTTCTTTAGGGATATACCGGGAAATACCACAAAGAACTGAATTTTGTGGTAAACACATCCAGGATAAATAATGTTTGGTATTAATAAAATGCAATCGTTCGGTGATTTAATGAAAGCGTATTTATTACTGAATACTTTACTCGCATCTTCGAGTGCCCCCCTACTTTTAAACAATAAATGGTTAAACATGTTTATAATCATGGTCGTTACACCATTAGTCATTACCGCGTTACCACGTGGTGGTGATATATTTGGGCGTTTAGCTATAGATGCACCATTTTTGATGGTTTCAACTTTACTAGGTATGGGTATGGTTGCGGGTGTTTCACAAATAAACAAAAGGTTCGAAAAAGATTTTAGAGATTATGGTAAAACTACGAAGAGTACTGGTACTGTTTTAGGACTTCGCGCAGTTGGTTTACTGTTCGGATTTCTCGTTTCCTATTTTATTTTTGGAAAAAGAATGTATAAACACTATAATGCCCCTTTATATTAAGCATATCTTCTCGCAAGGTAAAAGGCGACCGCCGCGACCATACCGGTCGACGCTAAGCCGATTGCACTTCGGTGTCCTTGGTCGTTCAAAAACGATGGGACGAAGTTTGCGAGTTTTTCTTGAACTGGTTTACTAATTGCCACCGCAGCACACACAGCTACAATGAGTGCTTGGAACTGGTCATCAGTAAGGTTGAATGGATTTTTAGATTCGGATTTTTTTTCAGTCGTTTGTTGTCCTGCTGGTTGTTGTTGCGCCATCATCATTGGAGCTTGCATATGCATTTGCGTCATTCTTGGATCGGCGCCCATCATTGGTGGTTCGAGTGGTTCCTCGGCTTGACCCATAATATCGGAAATTGAAGTAGAGTCCATCGTCTGTTTATTTTCACTCACATTTTTTTCGGGGGGGATATTCGGCACGAAAGATGTCCCTTGGTTATTATTTAGAGATACCATACCGTCGCCATTGTCTGAAAGATTCATCGTTCTAACGTCTGTCGCCATTTATATGTACATAGTTTTTTGGTTTTAAATGATTACGCATTATTGTCCTGAAGAGTGTAGTTTGGATATAAACACCCAAATGTTTTTATGATTCTGGGTAAATCGTTTAATTTATCGTAATCACACATATCATTATCTATATAAACAGTTTTAGTATGATGACATATATCAATTATAACACGGTACCCATCATCACTATCATCTGGTTTAAATTCATTATAAGCTGGATACACTACAGTGTTGGTATTTTTTATAGGTGTATACAGTCGTTTAGCAATTGATCTTATCATTTCCTTTTCGTAACTTTAAATGGTGTATTCTTTTTAACTGAATTTGGGTCACCCATTTTCATGTTTCCATGTTTCGGATTAAACATCTTTTTATGTGTTTGCCAGTACTCTGGTGCACCGACTCGGAAATTTTTACGAAGTGATGCTTTATACCAAAAGACACAATCTTCTATTTTATTACTTTTAGAAGTATTATCCAATACCAAACATTCGTAATTTTCCGTACACGAATCCATAACCTTATTAAACATCTCAAAGGATGGAAAAATACCAAAAAAGTTTTTAAACAATTTTTCCCTATTTTGAATAATATTTTCACGTAAAATGAAAATATAATCTATATTTGCCCTGAGTGCGGGTGGTAAATCCATACAGTACTGCATGGTTAACATGAAAAATATCTTCCAATGACGACCATTCATAAAACATTGACGAATACATGTATCTTTCATAAACTTAGAATCATACATACAGTCATCTAAAAGAAGAAAGGCTCCACAATTTTTTTTACCCGCACCAACTAATCTCTTTTGTCTATCCATTACACGTTCAATAGCTTCTCTGTCGTAATCACCATATATGAATAAATCTGGTATATACTGTTGATAATAATGATTACCTTCTTCCGTTGCTGATAAAACTATACCCGCTGGTAAATGTTTTTTATGGTACAGAATATCAGTAACAAGGGTTGATTTACCCGTATTACGTTTACCTATAAAAACACATACCCTATCATCGGACATTTTTTCGGGTTTGAATTTTCTCAGTTGAATATTCATTCTATGATAGTGTATCGTTTTATTTCATAAAATTTTACTCACATAAAGTAAGAATGGCTGGTCGATTAAACCTTGCTATCACGGGTATCCAGGACCAATGGCTTACTGGGGAACCCGAGTTTTCGTATTTCCTGATGAATTTTAAACGTCATACTAAGTTTTCAATTGAATCTATCGAAACACCTTTTGATGGTGATGTTGATTACGATGCAACTGTAGAGTGTCGTATACCCAAAAACAAAGGGGATCTTATCCGAAGTATGATGCTTAAATTTACTTTACCTAAACCAACAACACCTGATAAATCATTTACGGTGACTGCTTCTGATGGTGTATACTTTATAGATGGTGTTCAACAGGCAACATTGACTTTATACGAAGGTACGACGTATACCTTCAACAATTTAAGTCACGTAGATGGTCATCCGTTTAGGTTTTCCACAACGGCTTCACCCAGTTATTCCGATTACACAACTGGTGTTACCGATCCGAGTACATCTACTGTTACATTTGTCGTACCAGTGGGTGCACCATCAACTTTATACTATTACTGTGCTTCACACACCGGTATGGGTGGTCAGATAAACGTGAAAACGCTTCGATACCGCGAATCTATAGGTGCACAATTAATAGAATACGCTGATCTCATTATTGGTGGTCAAACCATAGAGAGAATAACGGGTGATTATATTTACATGTATGATCAGATACACAGTAATAAAGATGATATTGATCAAACACTCTACTTCTTAAATGGACATGGTAATTACATAGACGTAGCGTACGATTGGGGTTATAGTGTATTATTACCATTTTATTTCTTTAGAAATCCAAGTTTAGCTATACCTGTGTGTGCATTAACAAAACAACTCGTAGAAGTACGTATAAAATTTAAAAAAATTGAAGACGTTACTGTATCATACGCGAGAACAACTGATACGATATCTGAACCACCTTCAAGTGTTTCGTCTTTTATTAAAAATGTTTCTCTCGTGACAGATTTCTTTTTCATTACAGAAGATGAAAAGAATTTCCTACTTACACGCCCTATAGAATACGTTATAACTCAACTCCAAATGTCTCAGTTTAAGTTTAAACCAGGCGAATCTAAAAAATCTGGTATGCTTAACTTT